TAAATACGCTATATTTTTTAATTATTTTGATAACGAAACTTTTCTTTTTCATTTTTTTAAAAATTTTTAATAGAATTTAAAAATTTATCCAACAATTCATCACTGATAGTGATTCTTTGCGGGGTTGGGAGTACAGTTTCGCTATCAACATAATTAAAAAATATAGCGTATTTATTAATTAAATCAAATTCTAATAGTTGATGCTTAGTAGTTATTTCCATTTTATACTTTAATGTACCATCCCGTCAGAATATATTTATCTGTGGTTAAAACTGTATTACCTTTATGAACATGAGTCATTCCAGCAGGAAAAATTACAACTGTTCCAGTTTTTGGTTGATATCTTTTTCTTTGATACAAAAACTCAGTTTCTCCTTCGCCCATTGGAACATCATTCAAATAAATCATCCAGGTTAATTCTCTCTGTGCATGGGAAGCAGCAGCATTTTCATAGTGCCATAGATGATATCCACCGCCAGGAGAAGTTTTTTGCATTTTTATGTCACTGGAAAACATTCTAACTCTTTTTAATTGGTCAAACTCGTGGATATAATGCATCGCACAAGAAGTTAAAAATTGATTAACCTGATATGCAAATCTTTGATTTGTATAGTTTATGGAGATTGATAAGTCTTTTCTATTCATCGCCCCATCATAGTGCATCTCACCAGGAGTAATACATGAGTCTACATATTCTGAAAATTCACTTTCAATAATAGAACTTCTATTGTTTACAACATCCTCAAAATATTTTATTATTGTTTCACAAAAAGGAGCGGGGACAAAAGAATCCCAAACTCCAATGAAATCGTTACACTCAAATTTTGTTAGTTTTGAATCTAACATCAATTCAAGTGGTCTATATGGTTGTATGTTCATAATCTTTAATATGCTTTTATTATATATTTAACTTTATGAAACTCATTTATGATGGGGACTGTTCTTTGTGGTTCCATGTAAAATGTTGGAGAAGGTCTTTTAGTATTACTAAAAGTAAACTCCGCTTCATTTAATCCAACCAAAACATCAGATTGGTTAAATGTAACTTGAATAGCGTCAGAATATCCACCAAGACCTAAAAATGTTCCAGTTCCAGAAACATTTCCATATGTAAAATCTTGGTCAACACTTGTATATTCAGTAAGTCCCAAAACATGACTATGAGATTTTAGTGCTCCTGGTGAAGTATATGTAGTTATAGTTCCAGTAACATCTCTAGTGTCAATTACACCAGCACTTTGTATACTTGCTATACCACTAACGTTTTCATGAAAAGTTAAATTTAACGCATTGAAATCAGAATACCAATAATTTCCAAATGGTTGAGTAGTAGAGGTTTCTGTTGTTGGAAAATTGATATCATCTAAAGAAAGACCAGTTAAACTAACTTCCGAAGCAAAGCCGCCACCAAGATATGATATAAATCGACCACTAATCCAATCAGCAACATCTGGGGACTCATCTCTATCTGGTCCAATTAAATTTGGGCTATTAAAATCTTTTGCTGTGTCATAATATGCCCTAGATTCCCACGGAATTACTGCCTCACCAGAATCTGCTTCTACAGCAGTAGTTAAAAATTGATGTTCATGGGGAGGAACATTAACAAATACTTCTGTTAGTCCACCAATAGTTGCGTCAACTTTAGAAGATGCTGCTATTTCAAAATTAGCTTCGCCCTCAATATTTTCCGTGCCAAAAGTTCTAATAGTTCCTAATGTAAAGAATGGACTTTCGGTTCCAGTGTTTGCACTGGCACTTGGGGCAGTAACTTGCTGGAATGGATCGCCACCAGAGACATCTACTTTATCAACATACCACCATCCACCAGTTTCTCCAACTTGAGAGTTAGAACCGCCTGATGAAATAGGAAGAAATCTAGAAGAACCAGAATTTCCATCAACAACACCAGTTCCACATACTCTTTTATTTCTATAATCAGGAACATTGAATGTAGTTGTTACTCCTTGTTGGTCAGTAACTCCTGCATCATAAGCAGTTCCTCCATACGTATTACTGATAATGGCGTGTAAAAATCTATATTGGAAAGTATTTAAAGCTCTACCATCACATTCTATAAAACCAGGAAATCTAGTTTCAATAGTTCCATAACTGTTTGTAGATTCTTTCAATACTTGAAGAACTGTTCCAATAGCATATCCTTCATACTTATCATTCTTCTTACTATACCATGTTCCAACAATATTTGATATAACTGGAGCAGAAACCGCAGTTTGAACACTCCAAGTAAATGGTGTTGCTGTTCCAAAAGTAACCAACGTAGATTTAGCAGGAGACCCATAACTATTATTTGTAAGAAGTGATATAGAAACAAAACTATTTACAGAAGGGTCAAATGTTCTTGGTCCTGCAACAGGAGTATCAGAATCTATAGAAATCAATGCTCCATTTGTTGCAGTTAATTGTATCGGAGTATTTACAGCAGTCAACGCTATAAGTGCGCTAGAAACGTATTCGTTAGCGTTTTGTCCAGTTAAATTTGGTGGTTGCGAAAATACTGGAGTTGTGATTGGTGGTCCAGCAGTTTGAATAGTCCAAGTTCCAATAGTTCTTGTTCCGACTTGAATTGTAGTTTCTACAGTTCCATTTTCTGCAGCAGAAGATGTATTATAAAGATAAATTACATCACCATTATCTACAAATACATTTGAAAAACTTCCAATAGAACCAGTAGAACCTATTCTTATTTGGGGTGTAGTTCCAGCTGTAGCAGAAACTAATGTAACTGGAACTGGTTCACCAATTCCACTGATTGAAGTGGGATTTCCAGTAGAAGGGTCTCTCATTACAGCTTCTACTAATGTAGATGGTTGTATTCCAGTTACATCACTGAATATAAATTGATTTGGTTCTTTACTTGGTCCACTATTTGTTCTTACTTGCCAAGAATCTATGCCACTGCCATCACCAATAGAAAGATTTACTACTATTGGGTCATTTGGTGTACTAGAAGAAGTTACTCGTAATTGTAAATATTGTCCATTTGATATAGTTCCAGTTGTTCCAAAAGTAGCACCATTTAAAACATTGTATCCATCAAAATTTTCTGTTGTAGCATTAGAAGAAGAAATAGCAAACTGCGGAATAGCGCCAGCAGTAGAAGTAGAAAGAGATACAGCAGCAGGAGAGCTTAATCCAAGAATCTGAACTGGTTCACTATAAACCATTGTATTCAATTCTTCTGAATTTTTATCCTCAAAATTTGGTGCTGGTTCTGGTTTATTTTCTGCAATTTGTTTAGTAGTTATTGTCCAAGTTCCGCTTGTGCTGCCAATGCTTACAACTACCTTTGTTTCTGCAGCATTATTGGGTTGCGATTTTGCAAAAATAGTAAAAGTATCTCCATTTTGAACTGTTTGAGACCCATCTGTTAGGATATAGTTAGGAGAATTATTTATTTTTATGCCATAATTATTTACGTTAGCTATAAGATTTGCTGTTATAGTAATAGGAGATGTAACTCCATCAGTAAGACCAGATATTGTTACAACTTCTTCTCCATCTCGACTACCGTCAGCATAATAATATGCAGTATCCAACTCTGCTGGATTAACTTGTTTAAAAGAAAATGGAGCTGGAGAAAATTCCGCTGGCGGAACAGAAATTGCCCAAGTAAAAGAAGCCTGACCAATATAAATCGTTACTGTTTCAGTTAATCCATATAGAGATGGTGCCCTATACTCAAATTGGAGTTTATCACCAACATCTACATAAACAGGACCATCTGCATTTGGTCTAAACGTATAAGCCATTCAGAATATTACTATATCCTAAAGTATTTATTATGTCTTTTCACGAACATTCAACCAAGTATTCCCACCATCTTTGCTAACCTTAATCGGTGCATTAGATTTTATTTCTACAGGGATATCCACATCTTTTATTTCTAGCTCTGTATCTGGGTATTCATCTGGGTCTGGAGTATAAACTGGTTCTTCATCTTTTTCTCCAACAGTATCTGGAATAGCAATATTATCTGGCGTCAAATCAATATTGATTTTGACATTTTGAGTAATAGTTTCTGTTCCACCATCTCCTTTTACCTCTACAGTGTAATTAATTTCAAAAGGTCCGTCATCATTATACACTGGAGATAAAACTACACTCTTATCAGCAACTAAAGTTCCAGGAACCCCAAACTCAGCAGAAGAAGATAGCGGAGTTAAATCAACTGTATCTCCAGTTACATTAACAAGTCCGTCATTATTTGCATTTCTATATCTATATTGAGGTGTTACTTTAGCACTTATATTGGCATATTCATACCCATATTCTAAAGTAATATCTTCACCATAATTAACGTCTGTCGGTAAAGTAATATCCAGAGTTGGTGGTTGATATACTATTAATGTAATACTATCACTATCAGAATAAGTGTTGCCATTTGGGTCTTCAAAAGTAGTTGTTGCACTATAAGTAGTAGTTACAGTAGGATTTATATTATTAATAGTGCCGTTATTTACAACATTCCCGATTCCTTGATCAATAGTAGTAGTTGTTGTATCTCCAGTAACATCCCAAGATAAAGTAGTAGATCCACCAGAAATAATAGAACTACTACCAAGAGTTAAAGTTATAGTTGGTGGTTGATATACAGTTAATGTTGTGCTTGCAGAAGCAGTTCCTCCAGGTCCAGTAGCAGTAATACTATAAGTAGTCGTCGAGGTTGGGCTTTTAGGACCTTTAGAAGGAGCACTTATAGAATTTATGGGACCACCACCAGTAGACCAACTTAAAGTAGATGATTGTGTTCCTGTATTAACAATCCACGATTGACTTAAAGAAATAGATACAGTTGGTGGATCGTATGTGCAACTTCCATCATCTTGATTTGCTCCAGGGTCATAATTATTTGCTTGGGAATCAGTGCATCCTTTTACTGGACAACTTCCAGTAGATAATCCCGTGTGTTTTCCATTATTGTTAATAGTTTCAAGTTCGCCACTAGAAACTCCACCCTCCTTAACCATGTTAAAAACAGATCCATAGAGTTTTTTCCCCTCCCCACTTGACCAAACACTATAATGACCTTCTAAACCTCCAGGTTCTCCATACCTACCAAATAAAGACTTATAAGCATTAGTAATTTGACTTTTTAAAGCATCTCCATCTGGAACATATTGATATGATTCAACACAATTATCAGTATTTCCATATTTGTAATAGTGAACTGTTTGATATCCCATTTTCTTAAAATTTAATAATGTATTCTACTAAAATAAAAGGAGTGACTACTTGGTCTAAACTTTGAAGGTCGTCAGCAACGTCAATATCCAATTCGCTATATAAACCATCTATACTAATATCAAATTGATTATACTTATATTGAAATGTTGAAGTATAATTAAATGGTTTTTCTACTCTATGTTTGTGGATAGAAAGATTGCTGGAATTTAATGAGGAAAAATCTATTATATGCCCAGCTCCGCTATTTCCTCTCGCCGCACCAGAATCTTTTCCCTGACCACCAGTAGCATGATTATATGTAATATTTAATTGAGTGGCATTAGTATTATGGGCATGTCCTTGGAAATTTACAATATCCAATACAGCTTCTTCTACATTTCTTGGCATAATCATTTTTGGATTTGACCTCATATCAACAAATGAACCTTCAGCAGCATTAAATGTTCCTCCAAAATCAACTCTTATTTTATTTCCAGAATTAGATATAACTTCTATTTCTGGACCAACTTTAGTAAGATTACTTTGATCTATTCTATCACCATTATAAGTTCCAGATGCCAATCCAGGACTCAAAACTTTAGAACCCAAATCTGGAAGTTGAAATTGTCCCAAAGTTCCAGCATTAACATCTGGTTCTTGCAATACTTGATTTTCTTTTCTAAACCTAGAATTAGATCCTACACCAAGAACTTTTGATAATGCCAAAAACTCACTAGCATTTTTTACACTACCATCACATCTCAAAAATCCCGATGGCAATGCGCTTCTGAATAAAGGAGAATTTGGATCATTAGTATTTGCTAATAAATTAGTAGCATGAATTTGAATAGAACCTATATACCCACCGTATCTAGATCTTTCTCTGGTGTAATTAGACATTTTAGTAAGCTCTTATTATATACACACAAGTTAAGGAGGGTTGAACTGTATTAAAGTTCACTTGCAAAACTCCAACATTAGAAGCATTATCTAAATTTACATTTGTATTTGGTGCAGTAACAGGAACATTTAAAGATGTTAATGGTCTCATGCTAGCGGTATCAAATTCAACATCAAATGGATCATGAAAATGTGCTTGTATTTTATCATTAAGTCCCGCTGTTGGTGTAACAACAGTAAAATCATTTGCTGGATTACTGAGAAAAGTTCCATAATTATCAGAAACGCCCAAATCTGGGTAATAATTTCTCTGCCCAGTTGGTATAGTAATTGCACTACCAAAAAGACCAGTATTTAATACATCACCCCCATCAAATCGATTATCATTAATAAAATTTGTAGTGATTGGAGTATGTGTCACATTATATGGTTTCGCATTTACTGGTGGAATTTCCGCAGATATTCCAGCAACAACTCTACCAGGAGAACCAGACCCAAATCCGCTTCTGCCAACTTCTTCGTCAATTATTTC